TACCCCGACCGCTCCTGCGTTAATCCATGAAATTTTCAGTGATAATTATAAAATATTAGAAAGAGGATTGCAGTTTCAGCCGGATGACATTATCCTGGATATTGGAGCCAATGAGGGAATGTTTTCTATTATGATGGCTAAGTTATTTCCCTTTGCCAAAATCATTTCTCTTGAACCGGTTCAAAAAACATTCTTTACCATGATCAGGAATATAGGGTTGAATGGAGTTACCAACATTCACCCGTACAACCTCGGAGTGGGCGGGAAAAGTAATAAGTCTGAAATTATCTATTGCGATAAAACTTATTCCGGTGGTTCGTCTATGGTGGTTACTCCCGATTTTAAGTCCATGGATATAGTCAATGTTGAAGTCGTGGCGTTTGATGACCTATTTGATTCCTGTAAATTCCTTTCTATTAATCGTGTTAAACTTCTCAAAATGGACATTGAAGGCGCTGAGTACGAAACTCTTTACAACTCCACTTGCCTTACCAAAGTTGACAACATGGTTGCCGAGTTCCATATTAATGATAGACTTACCGGAATGGGTTATGATATAAATGAATTGGCTGCATGGGTGGGTAGCAAGTGTAATTTGGTTTATTACGAAAAAATGAAGATGGCGGATTAATGAAAATGTCAACTTTGGAGGAGGGAACATGGACATGTTGAGGGAGAAAATAAGACGATGGTTATTTCCTGAATTATGTGAAAAAGATAAAGATGTTGAAAAAAATGAAGATGTTGAAAAAAATAAAGATGTTGAAAAAAATGAAGATGTTGAAAAAAATGAAGATGTTGAAAAAAATATTTATAGAAAATTAAAAATTGCAATTGATGTAATGAAATCAATCCAGGAAAGAGGGATGAAAGAGATTGAATCAGAAACAAATTGTATGTATTTTAAATATCCGGTAAAGAAGAGAGTATATCTAAAAAATGCTTTTAGGGAATTATTAGATTATTTAGATTTAGAAATGACTGTTTACGAAAAAGGAGACAATAAAGAATTAATTCCAAAAATAGAAAAGAAAATGTATAGATATACGGAAGAAAAGTAAACTATCCACTACCTTCTTAATTTCGGTGAATGAATAATGATAAAGGAAAAACAAACATTTCAGGTATTATTTAATTATTCTGATGTTCCAACAATCAGAAAGTTTGCTTTAAGTAATAAACGAGTTAGGTGCCTGATGGGTCCTTTTTCATCTGGGAAGTCTAGCGGATGTGTTATTGAATTAATAAAATTAGCTCAGAATCAGGAACCAGGTCCTGATGGAATACGTAGAACAAGATTTGTTGTTGTTCGTAATTCCTACCGGCAATTATTAGATACGACCATAAAAACTTTTCACGATTGGTTTCCTCCTAAATTATTTGGTGAGTGGAGAGTAACTGACCATACTTATTTTATTACCAAATTTCCGGGAGTACATATAGAAATTATGTTTCGTGCTCTTGACCGTCCAGACCAGGTTTCAAATTTGTTGTCCCTTGAAGTAACCGGCGCATGGTTTAATGAAGCGCGTGAGATACCAAAAGCAATTATAGAAGCAATGGATGCCAGGATTGGCAGATATCCGTCTAAACGTGACGGAGGACCTTCATGGCATGGTATTATAATGGACACAAATCCCCCAGATGACGGATCCTATTTATATACTATGTTTGAGAGGGTTAAACCAGTAAATTGGGAAATGTTTAAACAACCTTCAGGATTGTCAGTCCATGCAGAAAACACAAAAAATATTCCAGTTAAAAATTATTACCAGGAACTTGCCAAAGGCAAAGATGAGATGTATATCAGAGTTTACATCCACGGGCAGTATGGGTACCTTGTCAGCGGGAAACCGGTATTCCAGTCATTTAGAGACAATATCCATGTCGCGCCCCATCAACTTGAGCCGCAAAAGGGATTAGATGTTTTATGCGGATTTGATTTTGCATTACAGCCGACTTGTATAATCGCCCAGATAACTCCTTTGGGTCAACTTCAAATATTAGACGAGGTGGTGTCTGAGGGTATGGGATTGCGTCAATTTTGTGATAATAAACTTCTTCCGCTTCTTCGTCTTAAATACTTTGGTATGAACGTTATGGGATTTGGAGACCCATCCGGGGTTGCCCGTGCGCCGACAGATGAGTCCACCTGTTTTGAAGTTCTTCAGGGGCCGGAAGTGGGTCTGCGCAATATTGTTCCGGCGCCAACCAATGCTATTCTTCCCCGGGTGGCGGCTGTGGAAAATTTCCTGAATAAAATGTATGCGGGAGAACCTTCTTTTATCATTTCTCCCAATTGCCATTATCTCAGAAAAGCCATGAACGGCGGGTATCATTACGAAAAAGACCCGAGAAGTATGGGCGAGGAATACAAAATCATGCCGGTGAAGAACTTCTCGAGTCACTGCTGTTTTAGTGGAAAAACCATGATTCTTACACCAACCGGTGAAAAAAGAATTGATGAAATCAGAGCAGGGGATTTTGTTGTTACACCCTTTGGAAACCGGAAAGTAATTGCAGCAGGATTGACACACAAAAAAACTAAAGTTATTGAGATAACTTTTTCAGATGAAAGGAAAATTGAATGCACTGAAGATCATGAATTTATAAAATCAAACAAAAGTATTGCAAAGAGTAATGCTTTGCGATATAGTGATGTCCTGCAAGATTATAATTCATGGAGGACATTACAATGGAGTATCCAAAGTTTATTGAATTTGAAGAAAAGAAATACCGGCTTTCGTCAGGTAATTACTACAGAGTCGAAAACTGGGGAAAGACAACGTGCAATCTTCACAGAGCTATTTGGGAAAGTCATAATAAATGTAAAGTTCCTGAAGGATATGATATCCACCATATTGATGGAAATGTATTTAATAATGATATTTCCAATCTTGAGGCCATCCATGGTTCCGAACATTCCAGATTCCACCTGTTTGAAAGAATTAAAAACGGAACCTGGGATTTTAAAAAAAGTCTCGAATTGGCGCGGGAAGCAGCGAAATCCTGGCATGGGTCTCCTGAAGGAATCAAGTGGCATAGTAAACACGGAAAAGAAACATGGGTTGACAGAAAAATTTATATCACATGTTGCCTGTATTGCGGGAAAAATATTGAAGCTTCATTCCCGTCAAGAAAGAAATTCTGTAATGCAAACTGCCAAAACAGATATAGATACTACAGTGGAAAAGACAACGTTCAAAGAACGTGTGTTATTTGTGGTAAAAACTTTACAGCGAATAAATATTCTAAAATCAAAACCTGTGCCAAGGATTGTGCAAATATCTCAACTTCCAGAACTAAAAGATGTATATAATATTACCGTAGACATTGATCATGTTTTTTACGCGAATGGTATCTTGTCTTGTAATTGCGATGCTCTTGAATATCTTTGCATGTTTATTGCCGAACGTGATATTCATGATAAACGCTGGAAAGATTTAAGTTCAAAAGTAAATTTAACAAATTATCAACCAGTGAATTCAATCGGGGGATACTAAAGTCAGCGCGAGGGAAATAAAACTCAGGGGAAAATTTTTATGGATGAAATAAAATCAGAGTTTCAGGAATCAAAACGTAATTCAGAAATAATGGTATCATTCGGCGCGCGCCTTTATAACCAGTTCGCCGCCAATGAAGGGTTCCGGTACGCCAAGGAGCAACAATGGCTGGAAGACCTTCGCGCATACAAAGGACTATATGACCCGGATGTAAAAATATCAGCGAATGCTTCTAAGGTCTATCCAAAGCTGACTCGTTCCAAAGTCAATATCGTTCTTTCCCGGCTCCATGAAATGCTGTTCCCGGAGAATGACAAGAATTTTGAAATCAAGCCGACCCCGGAACCAAAGATATCTCCGGAAATAATAGAGAAAATAATTCAAGGTTTACTTCAACAGAGAATGATGGAAACACAAATAGCTATGCAACAGAATCAGTCTGGTTTTGTGCCCGGTTCTATGCCTGGTTCTATGCTTGGCCAACAACCGGAAATCCAGCCTCTGTCTATCGAGGATGTCCGGATGGCCATAAAAGCTTTTTCCGATGCCACCTGCGAATCTATGTCCAAAGTAATCGATGACCAACTTCTTGAAATGGATTACCCGGAAGAAACAAAAAAAGTATTAAAATCAGGATTATTGTATGGAACCGGTATTATGAAAGGTCCTATGATTAATAAACATACCCGGCATAAATGGGAACCAAATCCTGACGGTGATTATCAGGAAGCCAGAGAAACAGAAGATGTTCCTTATTTTGAAGCCATTCGTATCTGGGACTGGTATCCTGATATGACGGTTACTGAAATGTCCATGATAGAGGGAAGTTTTGAACGCCATATCATGTCCAAACATGATATTCGTGAACTCATTGACCGTGAAGATTATTACGGTGACATTATAACAAAATTCCTTACCGAACATCCAAATGGCAACTATACTGCAAAGAATTGGGAAATCCAGCTTCAAACCATAGAAATGGAAGCCGGAGCCAAAAGTACTGCTACAACAACCGCTTATACTGCAACCGGCGAAACCAGCAGGGCGACCAACCGTCAAATTGGCAAAAAATATGAAGTTCTTGAATTTTGGGGATATATTGACGGTTCTGATCTTGAGGCATGTGGAGTCAATATATCAGACCCGACTCTGGAATATGCGGCAAATGTCTGGGTAATAGGGAAAACAATTATCAAGGCTACTCTTTTTGAAGGCGCTCTCAATCGCTATAAACTGTTCTATTACGAAAAGGATGAAACAAGTTTGTACGGTGAAGGTCTTGCTCGTGTCATGCGTCATAGCCAGATTGCCGTTGCGTCTGCGGCCCGTATGGTTCTTGATAAT